CTTCTCCACCACTGTTCTGTTTAAATCGCTATTGCTCATCCCTACTCTCCCTTCTCTCTCCACTCGATTTGGACTACTGTGAGGTTGGCTGGGTCAATGCTATCTCGTATAATACCACCATACGCTTCGTATCCAGTAATATTTTTAATGACCTGCTCTGCATGAGACTTGGAAAAAAAAGTTGTAAACGTGGATGGATAAAATGACGCTTGCATCATGTCATCTATTTCCCATACAAACATCCCACTCTCCTTATCCTTGATTACGTATGCTGTCATCATGGTAGCTCCTTTCTGTCATGCCCTGACAATAAGTAAATACCATAGGAGGGCATATTTCGGGTTGATGGTGAGATGAGCAAGCAACATTACCTTGGAACTCCCAACCTTCTATTAGAGCCTCATTAACTTTTTTCTCAAATTCTATTATATTCGCATCTTCAATAAGCCTATATTTTTTCATATCACTTCCCCTCCTTTATCTCTTTGAGGACTGCTTTAATATAGCCCGTCGTTACTATCATTAAGTATATTATCTATACCCTTTCTCAGTCGTTTAATCTCCTTGCGGTCGGCTTTGATGGTGGCAATGAGGCTAAGCATATCCCTACCTGTCATATTGTCTGGATAAACTGCAACAATTCCCTTTATGTGTTTTTCTAATGCCTCCACCTCTTCATCACTTAATATCTTATCGGTCATGCTTTGTCCTCCTTTATTTTCTTTTTCAGCCTTTCAATTTGTCTATTTTTAAGTCTAATCACTTTAAATGATTCATTTATAGTATGAGGAGCTATTAATTGTCTTAATTTATGCCCCAATTCCACGACTTCCTTTCTTAACTTTTCATTCGTCACAAAGAGGTCTCGATTAACCCCTTTGTTCTTTATAGCAAGCCCCTCAATCTCCTTGTCCTTGGCTTTGATGGTGGTGATGAGGTTACAGATATCACAAGGCTCATTAGCAAAAAGACCCTCCTCATGTGCTATATAATGTCCTTTTTCTAACTTCTTCACCTCTTCATCACTTAATATCTTATTGGTCATTTTGGACCTCCTTGCTTTTAAGGCATTGTTTACAAGTAACTTTATTCCAATCTTTTTCTCCGACTATAAAGTCAAATAGATGCTCTCCACATTTTGCATAACTACCGCCATCATGTTTATGGATAATATCTATTGCTCTAACTTTTCGTCTACTTAAACACGATTTACAAGTCACTCTTAACCATCGGCCTGTTATTTTGAGTTTAATCTTTCTTATAGGTGCACGACTGTCACCATTTACTGAATTTCTTTCTATCCATCTGTCTAAGCCACAAGTAGTATATCTGTGTGGCATTTTGGGGTAAGGTAAACTACCATAGGAAACTTTATGTAAATCGCCTTTCACTCCCCCACCTCCTTTAGTAGCCCCTTAACCAACTCCTCAAGGTATGTCTGACAGAAGGCTTTGGCTTCAGCTTTACTGCCATGCAAGCTATCTTCTAAGCCTCCAATATAAACAGTCCACATATCGCTATTGTCCTGCTTGCTAATATCAAATGAATAATTGCCACAATATGCTCTATAAGTTTCTGCATCATAAGATGTGTAGGAAGTACTTTCCTTCCACTCCAACTCCCTCACCTCATACCTCTTATCGCCTATGGGTATCATCGTTAGTCTCCTTCTTAATTTCATGGTAACTTACAAGAGCGTTCTTAAAGGCTGTTGGGTCAAGGAAAAAATCTACTAACTTTGGGTAAGCATTTTTAAAGTTAGCGTCCCACTCTGTCTTTATAAGGTACTTATCTACAAAATCATTCCACCACTTCTGCTTCTTAGCTCTTTCTAGCATCCAACCAAAGGTCTCCCAAGTTGGATTAGAGAGGTTGGGGTTGGAGTCTTTAATATGGTCTTCTGTGAAAGATTTAAATACACCCGCACTCCAATTGCCACAACTACACCCATAGATGTTTTTATAAAATGATTGTATAGGAGGCTGACTTTTTTTAACTACCAAACTACACCACTTACCTTTTGGTTCCAACTTATAAAATAATTGCTCATCCACACTAGGCGTTGTCATGGTCTGATTCCCCTTTCCAATATAAACACTTCTTGCAAGTAACAGGAGTCCAAGAGAAACTTCCTATAATATTACCCCAAGGATGAACTTCACCACAGCTAACTTTAGGATAAGGATAACCTGGATAACCTGTGTAGCCTCCTGTGAATTTATGGACTGGTTTTTGTTTCATAATCCTCTCCCTTCCTCTTCTACTTTTCCTTAATTATGCCCCCTCAGGAAAGAGAAGGCAAGAACTTTTTCGTGGTTGAATGAAGTTTTTCATGGTGAATCGGGGTAATTTAGGGTGACATCTGAGGTGTAAGTCTTTGTAATCATTAAAGAAGCGGTGACAAAAAGGGAGGCCGGTAGCTCCAAAAAGTGTTACCGCCAAGTAAGTCCTTGTTTCTATTAGGTTTACGGTGTTCCGGTGTTCCGGTAACACTTTCTCTTTCCTTTTTATATATAATATAATAATAATAATATCTAAGGTATATATGATACCGTGATACCGCTTTCTCAGTGAAAACGAGAACTTACGCTCCGGTAGCTCTCCGGCATCACTTTTATTTTTGGGAAATGATACCGTTTTCCCTTATAAAACAAAGGGTTGCACAACACAGTGATACCGCTTGAGTTATTCCTTGCTTTTTGATTGAAGAAAGGCGATACTTAACCCTTAAAGGAGTGTGCAACGTATTCTACGCATAAGAAACGACATGGCCGATAAGAAGAATGATTATACAGATGAGAAAGGTAAACTTAAGAAAGGCAACCCTGGAAGACCTAAGGGGTCAAAGAATAAATCTACTCTTAAGCAAGCTTACATTGAAGCGTTCTTTGAGCTAGGAGGTAAAGATGCACTTGTTAAGTTTGCAAAGCTCGGCCCAAAACAGATGGAGGCATTCTTAAATCAAAACTCAAAGATGCTCCCTAAAGAAGTTGAACTCTCAGGCCCTGACAAAGGCCCTATTGAAACTGGAGTAGTAGCCTTACCACCTGTGAAGGAGAAAGGAGAAGAGTAGTGAGTATTGATGAAGACATAAGAGCAGGCAAAGAGGCTATGAGAAAAGCTACAGGCCACTACCCAAGTTGTATGGGCTTTAGAGGTAAGTGGTTTTGTGAAGATAATAGCCATGGACATCCAGAAGAAGACCTCGCCACTGAAGAGGAAGTATTAACATTAATTAAAGAAGTAAAAGAAAGTGAAAATGTTATTCTTAGATGACCCTAAGTGGTGGTGGGAGTACAATTGGATAATAAATTAAGAATTGTTAGTGATGGAACTATTGAAGGGACTAAAGTTTTAGATAGTAATGGTGGCATAGTTAGTGGTATTGCAAAAGTGGAGTGGAAGTGTGATGCCCAAACTAGAATGCCCCTTGCAACAATTACTTTTATTGAAGTCCCTATTGAATTAGAAGTTGATATTAAAAATTGTGAGCTTAAAGAACTTAAACCCAAGCCAACTAAAAAACCAAGTGGCGGAACTGAGAGAACATATCCTTAAACTATATTGACAACTACAGCACCTAACATAATTTGGCAACCACAAGCAGGCCCCCAAATGGACTTCTGTAGCTCTCCTATCTTTGAGGTATTGTTTGGAGGCTCAGCTGGTGGAGGTAAGAGTGATGCCCTCCTAGGTGAATCACTCAGACAAGTAGACCACCCTCAATACCGTGCAATAATCTTCAGACGTAAAATCAAACAACTCAGAAACTTAATAGACCGTTCCTTAGATATTTTTTACAAAGCCTTCCCTGCAGCTAAGTGGAAGGAAAGTGAAAAAACTTGGGTCATGCCTAGTGGTGCTAGGATAATGCTTTGGCACATGGAAGAGGAAAAAAATAAGTACGACCATGACGGACAGCAATACCACTACATTGGTTGGGATGAACTCACCCACTTTACTCAAACACAATACACCTACTTAATGTCTCGTGCAAGAACTGCTAACCCAGACCTACGTTGTTACATAAGAGCTAGTGCTATGCCTATGGGTGCAGGTATTACTTGGGTAAAGAATCGCTTTATTGATAATGGTCCTTACAATGTAGTTAAAGATGAAGGGGGACTAGAGAGAGTATTCATTCCCTCTAAGTTGGATGACAATAAAAAGTTAATAGAGAATGACCCACAGTATGAGAATAGACTCAAGCTCCTAGGCCCTAAGTTGTTCCGTGCCCTACGTAAGGGGGATTGGGATGTCATTGAAGGCGCTTACTTTGAAGAGTTGGATAAAGATGTGCATGCCCCTAAGCCTCACATACCTGCTGCTGGTACGCCTGTATGGACTTGCTTAGATTGGGGTTATGCTAAGCCCTTCTCTGTAGGATGGTACTACGAGAATAGTGATAAGCAGATAGTACGATTTGCTGAGTGGTATGGGATGAAGAATAATGAACCTGATACAGGCTTGCGTATGGGAGCTAGGGAAGTTGCTAGGGGAATAATTAAGCATAGTGAAGAGATGAGCCTTTCCTTAAGCCACCACATAGCAGACCCAGCATGCTGGAATAAGATAGATGATGAACCCTCTATAGCAGAAGCTATGATGGATGAGGGGCTGTACTTACAAAAAGCCAACCACGACAGAGTACAGGGGTGGATGGAAGTTCATAACCGATTAAGATTAGAAGATGGCCGTCCTGGATTATTAGTCACCGAGGATTGTAAACATTTTTGGCGCACCATGCCTATGCTGCAAAGTGACCCCAATAAGCCTGAAGACCTAGACACCAAGATGGAAGACCACATAGGTGATGAAGTCAGGTACTCAGTAATGAGCAAGCCCTTGTATATGGGTGCACTTGAGGTCTCGGTGGGTGGTGACCTTGTAACAGGAGAAGCTCCATGGCAGTCAGGAATGATTTAGATTATCATCCTAAGAAGAGTAAGCTCTTCACACCACTCCAATATCCTGTAATGGATATGTTAGATTTTTTATTATTAGATGGATTAATCCTTAATGAAGAGACTGAAGAACTCAAGGCCCTAGCTAAAAAGGATAAACTATGTTTGAAGGGATAAAAGGTTTATTTGCAAAAACTCCTGAGCCTCCAACAGGTGAGATAGCAGCCAATGAGTCTATTATATATCGTGGCACTAATATCACTCAGTATAATCCAGACCGCTTAGTGAGGGTGAAGGGTGGGTTGAAGGTATATGATGAGATGCGCTTGGATGACCAAGTTAAGGCTTGCCTCTCCTTAAAGAAGCAAGCTATCTTAGCTCCTGGATGGGAGGTAGAACCAGCCACAGAAGACAATCCACAAGACCAAGAGATAGCTGACTTTGTAACAGACATATTCCAAGGGGTGGACGGTTCATTTGAGTATTCTCTTTGGGAGATGCTTAGTGCCATGGACTTCGGCTACTCCCTCCAAGAGAAAATATGGAAGACCATAGAGGTAGGTAGGTGGTCAGGTAAGTGGGGTCTCAAAGCTCTGAAGAGTAAGCGTCCTCACTTTTATACTTTTGATGTAGATGAATTTTCTAACATCAAGCCTGATGGCCTAGTGCAAACTGGCCTAGCTACTTCTCAGGTGCGCTTGCCAGCAGATAAGTTTGTCATATACTCTTATCAAAAAGAATTTGGTAACTGGTATGGCACTAGTGACTTACGTACTGCATACCGAGCATGGTGGAGTAAAGATAATATAGTAAAGTTTTGGAACATGTCCTTAGAGCGTTTTGGCATGCCAATGATTTTGGCTAAGCTTAAGACCTCAGACCCTAGCAAGAAGCAAGAAGTTGATAACATACTCAATAACATTCAAGCTAAAACTTCCATTGTAGCTCCTGATGGCTTGGTAGATTTTTCCTTCTTGGAATCTGAACAAGGTGGGAGTAGAAGAGGAGGGCAATCTCCTTATGAGCAGGCCCTAGCTTTTCACAATAGAGCTATTGCTAGGAGTATCCTTATTCCAGACCGCTTAATTGAGGCAGGTGAGGTGGGAGCTTATGCACAGAGCCGTACTCATTTTGACGTTTTCCTTTGGGTTATTCAAAAGGCTAGGGCTGAGTTGGAAGAGACTGTTGTGCAAGAACAACTTGTACGCCAGATAGTAGAGTGGAACTTTGCTGGTATTACTGAGCTACCTAAGTTCCGCTTTAAGCCACTGACAGAAGACATGAAGGTGGACTTTGCTGCTGCCTTTGCTGAAGCTGTACAAAAAGGAGCAGTTATACCTAACCATGAAGATGGCAATGTTATTCGTGAACGCTTAGGCTTCCCTGAAGCTGAAGAGCCTGTGGAAGTGGAGGGTGGTGAAGGCATCGAGTCTCCTACTAAAGAACCCAACCCTAAGGAGAAAGAGCCTAAGCCCAAGAAGGGTGATGAGACCTTTGCTAAGCGCACTAAGAAAACCTCAGTAGAAGATAAGGTAGACTTTGGTAAGGTTGAAGAGACCCTCACCACCAAGAGTGAGGCTACTATGGAAGCATATAAAGAAGTGCTCACCAAGCAAAGAGATAGCCTTACCTCTTTTGTATCTACCAAGATGTCTGCTGGCAAACTTACCTCTAATATTGTTAGGCAAATTGAACTTAAATTCTCTGGTGAATTAAAACGCATAACTAAGGAGATGTACAATGACTGCTATATGCAAGGAGTTAAGGATGGGAAAAGCGAGTTACCACGCAACTTCGTTACTGGCAAGCAGGGAATGGCCGTTGTTCCTGACAAGGCCCTAAGTTACTTTGATGCTAAGAGTGACTTCGTAGTGAGAGGCATTAAAGAGCCACTCGTTACCTCTACGCAAAGCATACTCCTGAACTCAATACGCACTGGTGAGACCGTACCTGTAACAACTAAGAAGCTCCAAGATGCTTATGAGCCTTACCTTGCTGAGGGTGATGTAATCATTGATGAGAAGCAACTCACTGCTTACCGCTTAGAGGCAATAACTAGAACCAACATTAATGAAGCTTACAACTATGGACGTAGGGCAGTTGGGGAAGACCCTGAGTTAGAGGGCTTTGTTGTGGGGTATCAGTTCTCAGAGATAATGGATGACAGGACAGTGGAGGTAAGTAGGTTTGTGGATGGTAAGGTTATTGGATTAAATAATCCTGCCTTAGACCAACTCACTTACCCTCTACATTGGAATGAGAGGGGAATGTTTGTTTACGTAACTAAGGATGAAGGGCCTGTAACTTTCATGAGTGATGCTGAGGTGGGGCAGGCCCTTGCCTTAAAGGGGATATAAGATGCTTGGAGGTATGATACCAATTAAATGGTGGGCTGAAAGGGATGTCCAAAGTGTTGAGGTTGAATGTCATAAAGAAAATCTGTTGTCCTTTATAATGAGGGCTGGGAATATTAATATCCATCAAATAATTAATGACTCCATCACCCGCAATAATACTCGTAGTATTTTTAAAGACTGTAAGTTTTTTGAACGTAAAGGATTAGATGAAGTAGATAAGGAATATAAGGATTGGCTAGAATGGTGTAAGGAAATGGGGTGTCCAATATGATTACAGCTAACTCTTGTACAACACTATGTTCTAGTTTTAAAGTACATAAGGCTATCATCCTAGGAGAACCAGCTAAGGTCTATAGCACTAGACTTAAGGATTATGCAACTCGGCCTAAGGGTAGTGCTGTTTGTAGTAAGTGTGACCACTTGTTGGCTAAGCCTAATGCCCAAGGTTGTGTGGCAGGACAAATTAAGTGCAATATCTGTAAAACTTTAAACGAGGTGGCATAATGAGTACTAGTGAAAATTTCCATTGGAATCCCATAACGAATGAATTTGAACCTGTAGGGAAAGACAGCTTAACATCAGCAAATAGAACAATAGAAATAGAGCACGCATTAAGCCACGATGGTAGAGGCTTTATCTGTACAGAAGTAGTTAGCATGGCTAGTGGTGCAACCTTTGACGTATTGATAGTCAATCCTACATCTAACTTTCCCCACCTAAGATTTTGGGATTGGGAAACAACAGGCGCACCTGCAACAATAGAGTTGTGGGAAGGGCCTTTTACGGATGTAGTTACTGGAACAATTTGCCCCTTGAATGTAACTAATAGAGTTTCAAGTAATGTTACGAGTGTTACGCTTTATGGAGTTAGCTCTGTAACTCTGAATAATAGTCTGTCTACAAGGCTAGAGAATCATGTCCTCACAGGCGCTAAGCAAGAAGGTGGCACACAGGAGGGTACTGCAATTGAATGGATATTCAATCATGATACAGATTACTTAATTAGAATCACTAATGATTCTGGAGGAGCAATAAGAGCAGGACTCTTTGTATTCTTGCTCCAACCAGAGGGGACATAATGGCTGATATAAAAAAGATTTATGCAGACTACTTAGGAGATACTACTAGGGGTGGGGTTCCTGCTACTAGTGTTACTCATAAATTCGGACGCAATAATGCTGTAGGAACTTCTGAAGTAGATATTAGGGCTGAGAGTGGAGTGTTTGATTGGCCTACATCAGGACAACCCCTAGAGGCTATCTCAGGTAGTGCAGCAGATGATGCAGGAGGAACAGGAGCACGTGTTGTTACTGTTGAGGGTCTCTTAGCTGGTACATGGGAGTTGGCTGAAGCAGATATAACTATGAATGGTGCATCAGCTTCAACGGCTACTGATAGTGCATTTATAAGGGTGAATAGAGCTTGGGTGAAAGAGGGTGGAACTTATTCCAATACAACCTCTGGGAATAATGCAGGACAGATAACAATAAGGTTTTCAGGAGTAGGGTCGCAGACCATGACCATCATAGCTAGTGGCAATCCAGCTCCTGGACAAACTCAGCAAACGCATTTTACTGTACCTGCTAGCACTACAGCTGTTATCAAAGCAGTAACAGCGAACGTTGATAGTGCTAAGGTTGCTAATATTTCAGCATGGAAGAGGGAAGAGGCTGATACCATAGCAGCACCTTTCACCTCTAGAAGGAATCTTTTTATCCTCAATGGAGTAAGTGGGGTGAATCAACTCCCAATCAATTATCCCTTAGGCCCGTTTCCTGCCAAGACAGACTTATGGTTTTCTGCAATAGCAGGTGCAGCTGGGACAGCAGTAGAGGTGGATTATGAAATTGAACTTAAAGATACAGGCTCAGGAGGTGCATAGATGCCATTCACAGTAGGAGATGTAGAGGGTCATATTAAAGGACTTAGTAATAATCAAAAAGAACTCTGGGTGAAGATTGCCAATAAAGAACTCAAAGAAGGTAGTGGTGAGGGGTCAGCCATAAGACAGGCTAATGCTGCAGCCAAGAAAGCTACTGAATTCAAACACACCACCACCCACAACATTAAAGAAGTGGAGATTTTCGGAGAGGGCACTTGGCATGGAGAGCCTTACACTACCAAGGACTTAGATGCCATGGTGGAGGCTTTTGATGAAGTAGGCTTCCAACCTCCACTTAAGCTCGGTCATAACTCAGAGCAAGAAGAAAAGATTATGAGAGACGGCCAGCCAGCTCTTGGGTGGGTAGAGAGAATTTACAGGGCTGGAGATAAACTTGTAGCTGATTTTAAGGAATTGCCAGAGGCCGTCTTTAATGCTCTTAAGGAGAAACGTTACAAGCAAGTCTCCAGTGAGATATATTTTAATGGCAACTTCAATGGTAGACAGTTACCTAGAGTGCTTAAGGCCGTAGCCTTGCTAGGAGCTGACATACCTGAGGTAACAACTCTCAAGCCTATGGAGTTCAAAGGGCCTACAGGGGATGAGGATATAAGAGTGATAGATTTTAACGTAGAAACCAAACCTAAGGTTGAACCAAAACAGGAGGATAAAAACAAGATGAGTGAAGAGAAAGTAGCAGAGCTAAGCAAGGAGAATAAAGACCTTAAGGCTGAGGCAGAGAAGTTTTCCACCAAGGCTGAAGAGGCAGAGACTAAGGCAAAAGAAGCCACTGATGAGAATGAAAGGCTTAAAGCAGAGCTTTCCAAGAGGAATGCAGATGCTAGAGCTTCTGAGGTCAAGGGCTTTACGGAAGGATTGGTAAAAGAAGGCAAGCTAATGCCAGCGCATGTCCCAGCAGTTACACAAATACTCCTTAGTGCTTCAGATGAGAAAGTTTTAAAGTTCTCAGATAAGGATGGCAAGGAGATAGAATCATCCATGAAGGAATCCCTAGAGAAGGTCTTCTCTTCTATGCCTCCGTTTGTTAAGTTTACGGAGCTTAGTGGTGAGGATGATGTTGTTGAGTCTGGGGATTACACAAACAAGGAAGAAGCTGGCATTGAGCTAGACAAGAGGGTTAAGGCTCTTATGAGTAAGGATAGTAAGCTAGAGTATAGTAAGGCTAGTGAGCAAGTCCTCAGCAAAGACCCTGAACTCAAGAAAGTATATGTAGGAGGTAAGTAATGAGTAGCACAATTAATCATGAAACTTTTGTAGCCAATACTGACCTGTCAGGTAAGCAGTGGGGCTTTGTTGTTAACTCAGCTAGCCAGAAGCTAGGGTTGGCAGTTACGGCTGGAGGCCAGATAACTGGCGTACTTCAGACAAAACCTACTAGTGGCCAGACAGCTAGCGTCCTCATGACAGGCAAGTCACGTATGTTTGCAGGGGGCACTATTACTGGTGGTGGCGAGTTAACAGGCACAGCCAGTGGTACAGCAACTGCTGCTGCTAGTGGAGATTATATTATTGGTACAGCTCTTGAGAGCGTAGCTAGTGGTAGTATTTTTGAAGGATTCATTACCCACGCTGGGTATAAGAGCTAAGGAGGAGAGATAAAAATGGGATTCACTACAGGCGATTTACATATAGATACACCCCTGTCCAATTTAGTTATAGGCTATGAGCCTGTTAATACGATTGTACAGAATATATTCCCTGAAGTTTCAGTGAGTAAGCAGAGCGATAAATACTACACATGGAATAAGGGAGACTTCTTCAGAGTGCCTGCTTCAACACTCAGGGCTGAGAAGACCAAAGGCAAGAGCGTAGTCTTCAATGTAAGTTCAGATTCTTACTTTGCTGACAATTATGCACTGGTTCATGAAGAGGCTTTTGAGACCATGGGTAATGCAGACCAGATACTCAAGAGTAGAGAGAAGAGAGTAAGGGGGCTAAAGAACCTCCTCATGCTAGATTGGGAGAATCGTGTTGGCTCTCAGATAAGTTCTGGCAGTAATGTTGGTTCATTTACTACGCTCTCAGGTACTGACCAGTGGAGTGATAAAGCTAACTCTGACCCAATAGGTGATGTAGAGGTAGGTAGGCAGGCCATCAGGTCTACTACAGGAATCCTTCCTAATCTCGCTATTATTCCTGAGCTAGTTATGAGCCAGCTTATTCAGCATCCTGACTTGATTGATAGGGTGAAGTACACAGGAGAAAATGACCGTCCTGGACAGGTTACTATGAGGGCACTTGCTGCTCTGTTTCAGGTGGATAGGATTCTCGTACCTCAGTCAATTATCAATACAGGCGAGGAAGGTCAGTCAGATAGCTTCTCTGATGTTTGGGGCAAGAATGTTGTGCTTGCATACGTAACCAACGGCCCTGACCCTGACGGAGTTGACCCATCATTGGGCTATACGTTCCGCTGGAATGCTCCTGAGTTGCAGAGCCTACCATTTGTAGCGGAGATATGGAATGACCCAGATGGCGGTAACTTTGAGAACCGTAGAGTCATGACTTATCAGGATGAGAAGATAACAGCTCCTGAACTCGGCTATGTTATAGATAGCGCAGTAGCATAGGAGGAGTTATGAAGGTAAAAGTTATCAATGGTAGTTTAAATAGTGGCAAGGTTAACTGTGGCGAAACAACCAACCTTCCTGATGATGAGGCTAAGCATCTCATGGAGAAGGGTATAGTTGAGGCTGTCACAGAAACCAAGCCCACCAAAGAGGCTAAGCCCTCTAAGGAAAAGGCTACCAAGAAAGTAAAGGTGGTTAAGGAGGATAGCTAATGGGCTTAACTAATAAAGAGCGTGGTAAGTCTAAGCTTGCTGCCCTCTTAGGAGATAGTGGTTGGTCAGGGACTACGGATATTGCCAGTGGTGATAGCTCCGTAGTTGTGAGTGCCTCTCAGGTTACGAGTGGTGCATCTATCATGACGGGCCTAGCTCAGACACCTGTGGCTAGCCACCAGCCTCTAGTAACGAGCGTAAATAGCATAGTGGATAATACCTCTATGGTGTTGCAAGTCAACGAGGCTGTCGTAGATTCGCAACAGGTATACTACGTAATAATCGAAAACTAAAAACCAGAAGGAAAAGGAGACTACCTATGAGTAGCAAAAAAATGAGTATAGCTTTTTATGTTGAAGGGATGGGCTTTGAAGGAGACTCACTGAATAAGCATAGCCTAGGAGGGAGTGAAACAGCTGGACTATGTATGGCTAGGGAGATGGCTGGCAGAGGCCATGAGGTATCAATGTATTGCAATACAGAAAAACCTGGAAAGTACGATGGTGTTAAATACTACAATGTCAAAGACTTTCCTGCGCATATGAAGTTTAATGGCGTTGATGTTTGCGTTGTGCAAAGAATCCCTCAAGCCTTTGGTGACCATGCCTTCCGTAGTAAGTTGAATATCCTTTGGCAACATGACTTAGGGCTTAAGCGTAACAGGCAACATTTTCTTGGTTCACTTTGGAACATAGATAAGGTCTTTGGGCTGAGTGATTTTCACATTAAGCAGATGAGTGAGGTGTATAAGACTCCAGAGAATGTTTATTGGAAGACACGCAATGGCATAGACCCTGTTAGGGATTATAGGGTCAAGCGTTACCCTAAGCGTCTCATCTATACGGCCCGTCCTGAAAGAGGCATGGATATTCTCTTGAATGACATCATGCCTAAGATTTGGGAGAAGGATAGTGAAGTGGAGCTTATGCTAGCTGGCTATGATAATGTTACTGAGCAGATGAAGCCCTTTTATGACAGCCTCGCTGCTAAGATAGCTGAGCACCAGAAGAATGGGTTTAAGGTGAAGCACCTCGGCCCTCTATCCAAGGAGCAACTTTATAAGGAATACCAGAAGGCTACTCTTTATGTTTACCCTACAGACTTTGAAGAAACTAGTTGCATCACTATGATGGAGTGCATGGCCAATGGATTGCCAGTAATGGCTAGTGAACTTGCAGCCTTACCTGAGACATTGAAGAAGGCTGTGGATGCTAGGTGGGCTGTGACTTTTAAGGGTTCAGCTAGGGAAGAGGAGTACCATAAAGAATTTGTAGAAGCAACACTTGAATACTTAGATAATTTTGAAGAACGCAATACAAAAGCTAGTGAAGAACTCAAGACACTAGCACCAGAGCTTTCTTGGACTTCCATAGCTGAAGAGTGGGAGGCTCAGTTCTATGAACTCTTCAAAGAGAAGACTGAGAACAAGGAAACTCTAGCTAAGCATTTTTACCGCAATGAAGACATCATGGCTCTCTTGAAGTTGAATGACCCTAAGTGGAATGAGCGTGTGAGGAATGAGTACCCTATACTTTCTACCAAGAAGGATTACCATGCCTTATATGAGGATTATGGCAAGCAGTTTAAAGAAGACATAAACTCAGGTAAGGTTAAGGTGTCAGTTCAGCCTTATACTCGTGTTAAGGTAGCCCTAGAGATTATGAGGGAGAAGCCACCTAAAAAGATTTTAGACTTCGGGTGTGCCATAGGGAATGAAGCAATTCAATTTGTCAATGAGTTTGGTTGTACTGTTGACTCCATAAATATCTCCAAGGATGAGATGGAGGTAGGTCAACAGCTTGCCCAGCAGCATTGTAAGTCTCCTGAAAAGATAAATTGGATACAGGGCGACACTCCTGATATCGTAGAGGGTGAGTATGATTATATTTTTGCTGGCGAGATTCTAGAACACGTAGCTGACCCTACTGACTTAATAAACAAGCTAGAGGCTAAGTGCGTCAAGGGTGGTAAGATGATATTTACTGTACCATTCGGGCCTTGGGGTGACTTTGATATAGAGTTCCAACAAAGGGGGCATCTTTGGAGTTTTGATTCCATGGACTTGCAAGACCTCTTTGGCGAGAAAAAGAAAATGAAGTTGCGTAGCATTCCTGGAGAGGTTAACTCAAATAATAATGAATTACTAGGTTGGTTTGTTGTTGAGTATGTTAAGTCTGGTGCTCCTACTGGTAGGGTTGACATGGAGCGAAAAGTACTCATGCAATCCCCTAGGCAAACCGTATCAGCTTGTATGATTATTGGGGGTAAGCAAGAAGGGTTGCTACATAGGTGCCTACAATCCATCTATCCTTTTGTGGATGAGATAGTGGTCTTGGATACAGGGATGAGTAAGACCTCAGCAGATATTGTCAATGACCCTATGTATAAGGGGAAGATGAAGCTACATGGCGGAGGCCCTAATCCTCTTGAAGTGGGCTTTGATGAAGCAAGGAATGCTTCTATTAAATATGCTAAGGGGGATTGGATACTTTGGATTGACTCGGATGAGGAGTTACTTGATGGAGTTAATATCTATAAGTTCTTACGTAACAATGCTTATGAGGGGTATGCCATTAGGCAGCATCACTTCTCGGCTCAGCCTCCTGATGCTTTTAAGGCTGACATGCCTGTACGTTTCTTCAGGAATGATGAGAAGGTTAAATTTTACGGAGTTGTCCATGAGCACCCTGAAAAGGCCATGAATGAAGGTATAGGCTTCTCCACTATTGTCTCTGATGTTAATATTGCTCATGATGGCTACCTAGTAGAGAGTGTAAGGCGAGCAAGATTCAATCGTAACTTTGACCTCATCTGCAAGGATAGGGATAAATACCCTGAAAGGGAGTTGGGTAAGTTCCTCATGATGAGGGATTGGTTACACTGTGCTAGATATACCTTGGAGCAGACTAGGGGCCAGTTAACTAAAGAAGTGTTTCAGTGGTGTGAGCAAGTTATTGAAGCCTATCAAAGTGAGTTTATGGAGAAAGAAAGCGTAGGCCGTTTGGATGGTCTCATGTTTTACTCCGAAGCTCTCAAGATTCTTAACAGAGGTGTTGAGTGTTCCTTCTTCTTGAATGTAGGGGGCAATAATCTCCTAAGTGATAGGCCTGTTACTGCAAGGTTTGAAACTAAAGATGACCTAGCTAAGTTCTTGGCCTCACAAACTACAGTGGGCTTTGAACCATTTGAAGGGAGGTATGTATGAGTCTTAAAAATTGGTTGCTCGGCAACCCTATAGCTGAAACAGTGGAAAGCATTGAGAGTTTAATTACAACTACTCGCTCTGCACTTACAGGTGAACTTCCTCCAGCAACAAGAGTTAAGTTAGAGGAGAAATTAATTGAGCTTGAGAAGCAAAAGAACGAAGCTCAAACCAGGATTAATGCAGCAGAGGCCAAACACCCTAGCATTTTTATTGCTGGGTGGAGGCCTGCTGTTGGGTGGGTATGTGTTATTGGGGTGTTCATACAGTTCATTGTTTACCCTTTAGTTAAGATTGTGCATTCAAGCTTAGCACCAATTGACATGACTCAATTAATAGCTCTGTTGGTTTCTTTACTTGGCCTTGGGGCTTATCGAACATATGAAAAGAAAGTAGGGGTGCAGGGAGAACACTAATGCCAGAACTCAATATAACTTATCCAGCTGGGATTGATACTGATGCAGATAAGTTTGTGTATCTCACAGGATTAGATAAGCTCAACTTAAGGATTTATGATGCCATGGGGAGGCTTTATAGAGGGGAGCTTACTCGGGCACAGTTTGATAAATTACCTGCTAAAATAAAGACAGAGTATCCTTTTGATGAAGGGCTTACCAAAGAACAACTGGGTGAATATGAAGTTACTTTTAAATTTGGTTATAGAAAAGTTTTGTCAAAGATTCACTTTCTTAGAAATGCCCTCTTTGAATCTTTTGAGAATGATAACCCTAAGGGTGCAGACTTTGAGAGGGATATAGCATAATGCCATTTGTAGATTTTAATAGTTATAATCTTCAAAATCCTAATGGGCACATTGTTGTTTCTGGTGATGGAGAAAAAGTTACATGGACTAATCTTTGGAGGACTGAGGATGCATGGGTATCTAAAAATTATGGACTAGGCACTTTTACTGGGGACATAGAGCATTTAATCCACATACAAGGCTCTCTTCCTGGCTCCAATGGTATAGCCCATTATCATACACTAAGCAGCATTGAGGATGATTTTCAAGGTGTAGATGCAGCCCTTGGTGATGCCTTTTCTTTACAAGAGGTACAAATATCTAATTCGCTTGAAATACGTCTAGTTGAGCTTGATGGCGGTACTAGATACTTTAGTGGAAGGTACGCATTATCGCAGAATACAGACTATTGGGGAAAATTTTGGATAGATTCAGGGGTGGGTTCATACGGACAACTTAATTTTACTTTATACTCTGATGCCAATAGGTTAACCCCTTTGACTACGCTTTCTATAACGATTCATGGAAGTGTGAAAGATTTACCTTGGCACATAGTATCGCAATCATTTAATGATTCTGCAACGGCATGGCCAATATCAGGATTCATTAATGAGGTAGACTTACAATTAGTACCAGTAGGTGGTGGTCGTAGACGCAGAGTAATACTAGCTAGGAGGAATCATGTCTTATAGAAAGCAACAATCATTAGCTCCAGTAATTGTGAGCATGCCTATGATGCTTCAAAATGGTACACAGGCTACTAGTCTGGATGTGTCTTCCTTTACTACTAAGATTACTCAGCCAGATGGCACAGAGATTACTGACTTTACGCCACCTACAATTACTAATCCTTTAAGTAGTGGTGAGTATTATCTTAACTTCCCTACCAATGCAGCTAGTCTTGCGTTTACTCAGGTTAATGAGCCTAATCCTTATGTGGTAAGTCTTGACCATCCAGAGACGGATGTAGAGCCTATGGCTAGAGATGTTTGGATTTCAGACCGCTATATCTGGGAGCTGTCTAAGGAAGTTAGGGATACAGAGACTGTAGTAATTGCAGATAATCCAAACCGCATACCTAGGGTTGAAGCTGAGGATACTTATAGGTTTGTTCAAAACTTCATCACTGAACCCTTAAGTGTCCAAGTTAGCGTACTTACGCCAGCAGCAACTTACGTAGCCTCACTTGATTCTGCTACCCAGAGCAGTGACTTGATAACTTACCACTATGATTATACCACTACACGTTCTTGGTATACCACAGTGGATAGTTCAGGTAGATATTGTATTGAGTGGACAGTTGTCCGTAGTGAAGGCAATGATGTTAAAAGACACTACTTTGAAGTAGTGCTGAAGGACTAACATGGGAAAATATACTGAAGCAGAAGACCTCCGCAAGCTATACAGGGAGATAGATTCAGCTAAGTTAAATGATAATGACCTAGAGTTTTATATTCGTTTTGCTGAAGCGGAAATTGATGGAGTGTTAGCTAATCGCTACACCTTACCTTTTTCTGAAACACCACAGCTCGTGCGTGACATGTCTGCTGAGTTATCACTGATAAAGGTTCTTGATAGATATTTTACAGGACAAGCCCAAGATGAAAATGATTGGCGCAATACTAGGAAAGAAGAGCTAGACAGATTGCTTGCTGGAGTGAATTCAGGAACAATCAGCTTGGTAAGCAGTGCAGGCACAGTCATTCAACCTGCTGATGGTTTGGTTTATGTTACATCAACTACTGAGGATTATACCCCTACTTTTGGAGTGGGGGACGTAATCAATGAGGAAGTTGACCCAGACAGAATAGAGGATGAGCAAAATGAGCGTAGTTGACATCAGAGGCAACACAGCCCTTAAGCGTAAGTTCCAACGTCTCGCTAGAGGCATAAAGAATCGCAGACCTTTGATGAAACGTATTGGAGTAAAATTGCTCAATGAAGTTAGTGAGAACTTTAAGAGGGAGGGCCATGAAGGAATCCCTTGGACACCACTCTCACCTTTTACTGTAGCTAGGAGAAGAGGTGGTGGAGGTGGAGCAAAGATACTCCAAGACACAGGAAAGTTACGTAAATCTTTCACTGAAGAATCCAATAACCAACGTACTAAAGTTGGCACAATAGTTGCTTATGCAGAGAATCATGAGGATGGTAAAGGTGTGCCAGAAAGGAAAATGCTCCCCTCACAAGAGAAAACTTTTGAAGTGGCAGTGGCTGTCACTGAATGCTACCTTAAAGAAAATATAAATAAGGCAGGATTAAAATAATGACTGAGATAGGTTATTTTCAAATAGAAGAAGCTATTGCGAATCTTTTACGTACAGATGCTCGTACAGCTACAATTAATGATAAGGAGATTACAGTTGTTGTTGAAGAGACTTTTGCACCAATGGCTAATACCCCTTGGGCAGGCGTATATCTCAAAAGTTGGGAAACTCCTGCAGAGGAAGAACGTATTGGAGCAGGTACACACTTTGTAACTTTCCTTAATATTGAGATTTGGCTATATGAGTATTCCCTAGAGCATAGAGAGGGAGCCATTCTCAGGGATGAGTTTTTACGTAAAGTCAAGGAAGTCTTCAAAGACCCTAAGAATAGGAGCTTGGATGGCAATGCGTTGATGACAACCTTTGCTGGCGGAGAATTTGATAATGCAACAGACAAAGGTAACAAAGGATTTTATAAAGGAGTGTCTATGATACTCACAGTGGAGGTAAGAGAATGAAGGTAAGATGGATAAGAGGTGGGTTAGAGATTCCAGGAGTAGGTATGACGGAAGAAGGTAAGTTATCTAAGTCCTTGCCTAAGGCAATGGCTGAGGATTTTATAAAAAGAGGCATAGCAGAAAGTGACCAGCCAAAAGCTAAGCTCAAGGCAAAAGAAGGTAAGGGAGGTAAAGACTAATGGCTTATGGAATGAAAGGACACATGGCTATTTCAGCGCAGCAGAGTTTTGGAACAGCCACGGATTCATGGGATTACTTCACTATAATTAGCGAATCCCTTACCACTGACATTGAGCAGTTGGTAGAAGAAGGTATGAGGGGAAGGTTTGATGAAGGCCCTACTCAGGAAGGTCTGCTTACAGTGGCAGGAGATATTGTCTTTGAGCCTCACCCAACATTGTTTGGCCATATGCTAAGAGGTGTAACTGGTCAGGCTTCAGGTACTCTGGTTAGCTCAGTAACCACTTGGGAGTTCTTGCCTACACAGAGTGACTTCACTGAAGGAGTTTGTGCTTTACCGCCATTCACCCTTCAGGTATTCAGAGATGCAGGAAGTGCATGGCAGTTTACTGATGCTGTCGTTAATGGTCTGACTGTAGAAGTTGCTGGAGGTACAATCAAGCGAGCTACGGCAAACATATTGGCTAGGGTCTCTTCGTTGATGACGGCAACTACGCCATCTTATGAGACAGGTTCTCCTTGGACTTGGGATGCCTCTAGTATTTCTATAGCAGGTGCTGCCAATAGTGACTTTGAGAATTACACCTTTAATATCAATAATAATCTTGAAGGTGTAGCAACTATGAATGCTACTAAGTTGCATGCAAAATACATGAGGACAGGATACCGTACTTGGGGTCTGTCAGGAACTTTATGCTTTGCTGACCAGACTGAATATAATGCTTTCAGGGCTTCAACACAGCAGAGGTATCTCATCACAGTCACAGGGGCCACTATCACAGGTAGTCAGACTAATGATATGACCTTGGATATGCCTCAGCTAAGGTACACATCTATGCCAATAAATATAGGAGGCCCTGGACGTATCAGTGCAACTTTTGAAGGCAATCCTAAGTTTGATACAACTTCATCTTATGCCTTCAGAGCTACGATGGTCAATACAAGAGAGACTTACGAAAACTAAATAAATAGAGGGAGGAAGAAGAACTATGATTCTCAAGATTGGAGGGAAGGAGTTTGAGTTAAAGCCATTTGTCCTTAATGACTACATAGAACTCAAGGATAATGGAGTGGACTTTGAAGAGCTTAAAAAAGGTCAGTTTGAGTTCAAGGCTTTGAGGGCACTCATTTTTCAAGCAGTTAAAAGGGCAGGTGGTGATGTCCCCATTGAATGGGTGGGAGATAACATCACCACAGATGACATTCCTAAGATTTCAGAAGTTATAGGAAATTTTTTCAATCCGAAGGAGAGCCAGAGTACCAAGACTACATGATGCATGTGGACTTCTTCGGCAAGGAATATGGATGGAGCAAGGAGCAAACCCTGCAACTCACTCTGTCTGAAGTAGAGACTTTAAAGTCAATCATAGTCCAGAGGAGACAAAAGCCTAGTGGGTAATGTAATTGAAGTAATAGTTTCCGTCAAAGATGGAGCAAGCAAAGGGTTATCTAAGATAACCTCAAGCCTTGATGCCATAGGTCGTGCAGCTAAGAAGGCACTCTTGCCTCTTGGCTTAGCGGTTGCAGCTTCTCTCAAGGCATTTGCTAGCTTCGAGACGGCCTTTGCAGGAGTGCGTAAAACTGTTGACGCCACTGCAAAGGAATTTGCTATCTTGGAAAGGGGTATCCGCAACATGGCTAAGGAGATACCTGCTACTACTACTGAGATAGCAGGTGTTGCTGAAGCTGCAGGTCAGTTGGGTATTCAAAAGGAATCTATTCTTGACTTTACCCGCACCATGATTGACTTAGGCAATACCACCAACCTTTCAGCACAAGAAGCTGCAACGTCACTAGCTCGTCTAGCTAACATTACCCAGCTACCGCAAGACCAATTTGATGAGCTAGGCTCTACCATAGTTGCGCTCGGCAATAACTTTGCTACTACTGAAGCTGAGATAGTACAACTGGGCCTACGCATAGCAGGTACTGGTAAGCAGATAGGCTTGGCTGAATCTGAAATACTAGGCTTTGCTACGGCCCTAAGCTCTGTAGGAATAAGGGCTGAGCAAGGTGGTACGGCCATTTCTCGTGTCTTTGCTGACATGGCTAGTGCTGCAGCTCAAGGTGGCGAAAAGCTACAAGGCTTTGCTGACATTGCAGGAGTAAGTGCTGAGGAGTTCCGTAAGAGCTTTGAGGAAGATGCTGCAGGAGCTGTAGTTGGCTTCATTGAAGGATTAGACCGTATGTCTAAGTCTGGAGATAATGTTTTTGCTGCCTTAGAAGGGGTGGGCTTTCAAAACATTAGAGTCAGGGATACATTGCTTAGGGCAGCAGGTGCAGGTGACCTCATGAGGGAGGCTCTTGACTTAGGAGCTAAGTCCTTTAAGGAAAACAATGCACTTACTGAGGAAGCTGCAAAGCGTTACGAAACTCTGGCCTCTAAATTTACAATAGCAACAAGTAAGATTAAAGATGCAGCCATTGAACTGGGAGAGCGATTAGCCCCTGCGTTTATTGACATCCTAGAGAAGGTAGGTGATTTTGCTGATGCTATGGGAGTTGTTTTCAAGAACTTCCCTGAGTTAGCTAACACAGCAGCACAGGCTATTCGTGTGGCCTTTGTTGAGAACTTTGCTCTAACAGGTGCAGCCATCATAGATATTTTTGGTAGGATGGGAATGTCTCTACTGGAGAACTTCGGCAACATTCTTATTGAGATTGGAGCTATTGTCCTCAAGGCTAGTGCTGCTATTGTTTCTCCCCTAGCTGTGGCCTTTGATGTCTTGGGGGATAACATTAGATTTGGGTGGCAAATACTAGTCAATAACCTCGCTGAGAGGATGATTAAGGCTGCAATCTTCATGGCAGATAAGTTGAACATTATCTTGCCCAAGGCCCTTGAGTTTGATACCTCTGGTCTCACTGCTACTCTGAAAGGCATTGAAGAAGAAGTCCTGGAGGCTCCACAGACTTTCGCAGATGCTTGGGAGAAGAATGGAGAAGATGTAGGATTAATTCTTGCTAGTACTGGAGAGAACTTCACCAATCTTAAAGAGTTATTTTTAAACTCCATTGGTGAAATACGCTCTGGCATGGGGGAGTTTGCTGAACTTCCTGAGATGCAAATTTTCTTAGACCGTCTCAATGAGTTACTTGAAGAGGCTGGAACTTCAGTGGGTGAGTTTAGTGAGAGTACTAAGGAGAAAATCCAAGATGCCTTTGCTAGTGAAGATAGCATGGAGAATGTACGAGAAACTTGGGAGACTTGGTTTGGGGATTGGATGTCCGCAGGGGAAGAGACATTGGTTGCCTTCCAAGAGTTGAGCAAGAATACTTTTGAATCTTTCAAGCAAGGGGTAGGAGATGCCTTTGGTGCTGCTATAGTATTTGGTGAAAACCTAGGGCAATCCCTCAAGAAAGTTCTTCAAGGCATTGCAGCCAACGTCATTAGTGCTTTGGTACAGATAGGAGTTCAGCGAGTAGCACAGGCAATCATAGCTAAGGCTGTATCCACCACTGAAGCTACAACACGCATGGCCGTGCTCTCTGCTGAGACTTTTGCTGGAGCTTTTGCAGCAACTGCTGCCATACCTGTAATAGGGCCTGTAATTGCTCCTGGAGTTGCTGCTGCAAGTACTGCTGCAATGTTAGCTGGAGCAGGTACAGCAGGAGCGTCTGGTGCTGCTACGGGCTTAGCTATAGCTGGTGCTGCTGCAGGTGGTCTTGATGACGTACCTGCCACTGGTACATTCTTGCTTCATCAAGGTGAGAGAGTTCTAGCTCCTGAGCAAAATAGAGACCTTAAGAAGTTTATGAAAAATGGTGGCGGAGTCACCATAGGGAAGTTGAGTATGTTTGAAGGAGCTAATCTTACGGAAGCCTTCCTGGATGCTCCACCTGACACCTTCCGTAAGATTAGTGAGAAAATACTAGTGGGACTTAATGAACTGGGGGATGAAGGATCTACCACAACACTCAAGTCACGTAAGAGGAATTTTTAATGAGCGTACAACTAGGGCCAGTTAATTCATTAATTACCTTAACTCCTAACTGGAATTTTGAGCAAGCTCTTACATTTGTGAGCCGTCAAGACCAGCGCACTAAGACAGGTGACTTGTATACCTATATTGAAACAGGTAGGTTCAGGAGATTCACCATCCCATGGAGCTATGTGAACTCTTCCCAAAGAACCTTAGTAAATAGCTGGTGGGAAACAGGGTTGGACTTATTTTTGACAGTGGATGTTAATTCCTATGCAGTAAGAATTATGGGCAATGAAGAGCCATTCCAAAGCTTCGTGAGGCCCTATGGCCCTGACGGAATTTCTGGCACAGTACTTTATGATGGGGAGATAGTAGTAGAGACATTATGAG